ATCTAAGGGGGTCAAATTTCGAAAAAGCTGTATGTATAAACGTGGACTTCTCAAACGCAGTATTATCCGATGAGATTTTTTCTAAGGCTAACTGTGAAAACGCAACTTTTTCAAATGCATCCTTGATATGCTGTGACTTTACTGGAGCTAATTGTCGAGACGCGCTATTTGCTAAAACAATAATCATTGAAACAGACTTTTCAGGAGCTATTTACAACGACGATAGCTTTGAAAATTCAGCCCTTACCGATGTGAATGGGATAACATAATAGCTCAATAGGTAGCTTGGACCGCATAACCATTAGAAACCAACCAATCATTCACGTTTAACGTTGAACGGTCATCCATGGGCAAGTAAATGATAACCAAATATCGGCCGTACTTTCCTTTCTTGTCTTTAAACGTTTCGACAACAACCTTTTTGCCAATAATTAGATTACGAAGCGCATCGCGTGCAATCTTGCCTTGGACTTTTTCAAGACCGCGCATCTCGGGAGCATCAATACCGTACAACCGCATTGGTTCGTTGTGGCGCCAATCGCCAAAGCCTTTATCAATATCAAACCTGACGGTATCAGCATCGTAGGCAGAAACGGCGACAGCGTCATAAATATAATTGCGTTTTGGATATTCCATAATCTTAGTCCTCAGTGTTTCCCGCGCCGAGTTTTAAGAATCATCAGTGTGTACCAGCTTGACCTTGGTTTCAACTACCGCAAACACGCCGTCGGCTACTAAACAGCCCTGCACAAATTCACCAGGTGACAATGTTCGCCACTCGAGTGGTGAATCTAAATCGGTAAACATATCAACCAATAATCTAACCGGCCGCGCATTCGGAATGCACCTAGCATGATTAACATCGATGAAACCAAGCCAACGAACGTTCACGGTTTTACCACAGCGAAGGAAAACGGGAATGTCGCCCCCTACTCCAGATCGCTCAAAAGTTTGCCAAGCGTAATTAAATCGTCGTCGTAAGATTGCCATCTTGATTATTGTACAATAAATATTAAACAGCAGTTATGTGCCTACGGTCAAGTTAATCGCGACAACGCATTAATGGGTTTTCAGAGGCGCAACTTTGATATTTTGGCCTTACAATATTAAGTAGGCTCAAAATAGTAGGCATATCGTCGGAAAAGAGTAATATCAGTAATAAAGGTAATATTATGACGTAAGCCATTGATATATATAGAGTTAATAATTACAAAAAAAGGTAATATTTAGGTAATATGTGTTACCTTTTTTTTGTAATATTTACCTAATATTTTATCCTTTAAAATCAACAACTTAAAAAATATTACCTTTCATGTTACCTCTATGTTACCTTTTTTTGTAATATTTTAGTTGTTTATAATCAATGACTTATAATCGAAAAACGACAGCATTACCCATGTTACCCTTTTCCGACGTTATGCCTACATTATCGTACGGAATATGCTCAAATTAGGCCACTTATAAAGTTTGGTGAATGTTTTTTTTTCAAACATTCTCAAAATCTATATTAGTAACGTATTCGCGTATAAGTCCAGTAACCATGCCCTTATCAGGGCATTTTGATGGTCAAAATAAGGCACATATTAAGCCCGCAGGCGTGGCGTGGAGGAAAGCGCGAATTCTCACACCTCAAGTTTGAAGGGGTACAGGGGGTGGCTGTTTGGTGCTGGCACAAAAAAAGCAGCCCGTATCGGCTGCTAATCGGCATCCTTGCCAACGGTCTCCTTCTTATCAATGCCTTCTATTGAGGGTTGGGCTCTTCGTCGGTTTTGATTTCATAAGATTTGAATTTGAATAGTTCCTCGCCTGCCCACTCGTTCACCTCTTTGAAACGGTCTTGCAATGGCACGATTTCATTACGTGCAAAGACTTCGCTTGCGGCACCAACTGCACCGAAACCACCGGTATTCTTTGGCACAACGCCAATCAATTGTGCTGGCACTCGATGCATGCCAAGTTCATCTTCGCGGCTTGTGTCTTTGATTCGCGTGAATTCATCCTTAGCGGCGACCTCTGATATTGGTATCAGTTGAATGCCGTCTTTCTTTCCATCGGGCGCATAGACGAATAGGTTTTTAAAGTTACCAGGTCCTTTTGATTGCTTTAACTTTTCTTGTAACTGTTCAATATCATCTTCGTTGTAGGCCGCATCGGTCATATAGATGATGTAACCGGCATGCGTTCCGTTTCGGTAATACCGTAACCGAAAAAGTGTGGCTTCTTTATTAAGCTCACTTGATATCGTGGATGCCATGTAATCTGGCACCCCATAAATTTCCTGTTTTATGTCAGGCTGCATGAGGTGAAATATCTTATCTTTATCAAACTCATGATTCTTTTCACCAGGCTTTAAATATATAAAACGCTCGTTTAGTTTCTTTCGCGTTCGCATCGCTGGCGATGGTTTGTAACGGATTGGCTGGCCGAATGTGTTGTCAATTTTTTCTAGATAGCCGTTTGCATAGACTAAGTACTCTAAAGTGAAACGCAAGAAATCTGTGTTAGATATCTTTGTATTTGGCTCTAGCGTGCTAAGTAGAATATTCGCCTTTAGTCCGATTGCCGATGAATGGAAAACAGACCCGCGATAGATTTTGTACAGGTCGTTCATATTGATTGGCGGCTCGTAGTATTCCCCATTGTGAAGAGTTTGAATATAGTCGCTTATCCGGTCACCCGAGATTGATTCAGAGTCGCCAAATGTAAACGTTACAGGCTCTGAGTTTTTGGTTTTATCGGTTGTCATATCAACATTCCATAATTCTAATTCGTCGGCCACTGCCGGTTGATTCAATGTCTTGTAGTGGCTCGTTTAACAAGGCATGCATAGTTGCCCACGCCACATCGGCGTGACCTGTTTCGTTGGTTCGTGTTGCTTGGTAAGTGATGTGCCGACCTGTTGAAGTGGCGGCTTTGTGAATGGTCATAAACGCCATGGGTATTTCCGTAGCTCCGCGGTCAAACTCTAAGCGTCCATGCGAAATTAATTGTTTGGCCTTTAAGACCATTTGAGTTTTTAACTCAACCGAATAAGTGAGTTTCTTAACGTGCGGGAAGAACTTTCTAACCAGTTCATAAACACCATATCCAATACCTGATACATCAATAGCCATGTGCTGCACGTTGTACGCTTGCGTTGTTGCTTTTATCTTTCTAGCTTGAGTGTCGAAATCCATGTTGGACCAAGAATGCTTTTCTACTATCCTGAATTTGCCACCTGGTACAACTGGCGGTGCAATGATTACCAAGCTCGCATTGTCGCGTGTTCGCGATGGGTCATAACCAACCCAAACAGGAAGGTCCCCCAATGGCCTGCGAGAAAACGGAGAGAAATCCGTCCATTGCTCCCAGCTATCCACCATGCATTTTTGCAGTTCACTAAACTTGAATACCGCATCACCATCGTCGATAAATTGACACATCAACAAGTTCTTGAACTCCTCATCGTTGTACTCAAGTTTCAATGCATCTAGGTCGAACAGGTTACAACCGCCAACAACCGCATCTTCGATAGTGACTATATTTCGCCACTGGCCATCGGCACCAATTTGACCATCTTTCAAAGTGGCATGGCTAAGATCGAATTCGACCTTATCTTTGTTTTTCTTGCCTTTGTTGAATTGCGAACCTGTCCAAAATGGGTACGCTTCGTGCGCCAGCGTCGAAGGGGTTGAAATATAAGTTTGTCTCCATTTTGAATGCATGGCCATGCCGCTGGCCACCTTACGAAGCTCCTTAAATTTGTGCACCCAAAAATACTCGTCAAAATACAGATTGCCGTGATAACTTTGCGCTGTCTTTGAGTTGGTGCCCAAGAAATACAGTGTCGCCCCGTTCCATAGTTTTATCGGGTCGCCGGTCAATTGCACACCCGTCTCATCAAGTACAAATTGAATAATGTATTCTCTGAAAACATGTGCTTGAGCCTTCGACGCCGACAGAAATATTTGATTATTGCCGTTGGTTACAGCATCAAATATGGCTTCTCGAGCAAAGTACCAGGTTGCACCAATTTGCCGAGATTTTAAAATGTTTCTTATTCTATGTAGGCGAGCAGCCCACCAGTTTTTTTGATAAGCGAAAAGGTCTCTATGAAACGCTTTCTTTAGAGCTTCAACCTGTTCTTCGTTTAGGTAGTTTCCTTTTAATTTTTTTGCCTTACGCCCCTCATTTCGCTTCTTGGTTTTTGGGTTTAAGTCGGTTTCGTTGCCACCGTTTTCAAACTTATTAATACGCGCAGTTCTTTCAAGACTGCGCATTAAAGTTTCCATTTCTTTCAAGTCATCCGGCGTTTTATTTTCCTTCGCAATTAACTGAATTACACGCGCATCAAGTGCCGCTGCGACCTTTGTTGCGACGCTTGCTTCGTCCCATTTTTCGGACCTTTTACGGCTGTATAACGTCGCATAAGGAATGCCAACAGCCTCTTCGATCTCTCGAAGCTTGTAGCCTGACCAATACATTTGGCGGGCTTGTTCATTCGCGGCGGCTGGGTTCATAGCGCGATGATACGCACAGCTAAACTACGGATAATTTGCTTTTGGTGTGGTTGCACTTACAACCACACCAAAACAGATTGATTGCATTAAATGGCTAGCTAATGATCAAAACCAAATATACAGACATGCCACTAACTGACCAGAAAAGCGCACAAAAATGACCGTATTACTATCGAAATATCTTAGAGTAGCAACCGAAGGCCCAACCATTGACGGTCGCAACATTACCGCCACTCAGATTGATCAAATGGCCGCTAATTACAGCCCTGAAAAATACGGCGCGCGAATTTGGCTAGAACACTTCCGCTCGATTTTACCTGAGAGCATTTTCAAGGCTTTAGGCGACGTAAAGTTTGTTAAAACTGGAACTAACTCACAAGGCAAAAAAACATTGCTCGCTAGGCTAAGTCCAACGGCTGACTTGGTAAAAATGAACAAAGACCGTCAAAAAGTTTACTCGTCGATAGAGATGGACCCTGACTTTGCGGGTACAGGTGAGGCTTATTTAGTTGGATTGGCTGTAACCGACACACCCGCCAGCACTGGCACTGAAATGATTCAATTGAGTCAGCAGAATTCCGACAATTTTTCTGACGCCGATAAGATCACTAAAAATACATTTTCTGCATACAGTGAAGTCGAAAACTTAGAGTTCGAAGAATCTACCGATGAACCTGAAAAACCGTCCTTAATGACTCGCGTTAAATCAATTTTGGAAAAAAATCAAAATACAGGCGATGAACGATTCGCCGATGTTGATCAAGCCGTTACCGCAATTGCTGAAAGTCAAGACGGCGCCCAAACTCAATTGACAGAGCTTCAAAGTCAGATAACCACCCTAAGTTCAAATGTTAGTCATCTTACAAAAGAGCTGAAAACAACTGTTGATGTGCTTGCGAAAAAACCGGCCGGCAGTTATACGCCTAGGCCGCAAAACGCTGGCGACTCGAACGACGAATTAGCCGAGTGCTAAGACTAACTTAACAAGCCGAAACAAACTTAAAACCCAAGCCGCACCAGGTAATACAAAATGCTCAAATTGACACGTCAAAAGTTCAACCAGTTCTTGGCTCAACAAGCCGCACTTAATTCATTGACGGCCGACGAAGTCGGGTCAACTAAATTCAACGTCGACCCGACTGTGTCTCAAACTCTGGAGCTAAAACTTCGCGAATCTCATGCTTTTCTAGATAATATTGCTTACGAATACCCAACTGAACAAATGGGCGAAAAGCTTGGGCTTGATACAACTGGTTCTATCGCTTCGACCACCGATACAACTGGGGCAGGAAAGCGTCAAACCAGTGATGTCACGTCTCTCGATAAAGATGGTTACCACTGTCAGCAAGTGAACTTTGATACTCACTTGCGTTACGCGAAGCTTGACGCATGGGCTAAGTTTCCAAACTTCCAAACTATGATTCAGGCCGCAGTCATTCGCCAACAAGCGTTTGACCGTTTGCGAATCGGCTTTAACGGCACTTCACGTGCGGCGACTTCCGATCGAGCCACTAACCCGCTATTACAAGACGTCGCAATTGGTTGGCTTGAAAAGTTGAGAGCGAACAAAAACGAAAGCGTAATAAGCGGTTATAAAGTCGGCGATGGCGGAGACTACCAAAACATCGATTCATGTGTTTTAGACGCGCATCAAGAATTGATAGCAGAATGGCATCAAGAGGCCGATGGCATGCTTGTAATTTGCGGCCGACGTTTACTGGCTGATAAATATCTAGCTCTGACCGACGGTACCGATGCTCCAACCGAGCGAAAGGCCCTCGAATCCATCATCGTCAACAAGTCCCTTGGTGGGCTGCCAAGTATTACAGTTCCCTATTTCCCTGCGAATGCTTTTTGCGTAACCACGCTTAGCAATCTGAGTATTTATGTTCAGGACGGTTCGCGTCGGCGCCATATTAAAGACGTTCCGGAAAGCGACCGTATTGAAGATTTCCAGAGCGCCAATATGGATTTCATTGTTGAAGACTACGACAAGATGGCATTGATTGAAGGTGTTCAAGTACCCGACGGTGTTGGGGGTTGGGCTTAATAAGTAGCCTTAGCCTGACAATCAAACAAGAACCCTTATAAAGCTGAACAGATCATGAGCCTAGCCCGTAAACATCGTGAAAGAATTCTTGCCGAACGTGCCGCAACAGAAGCCGCCAAAACGGGCGATTCTATGCAAGGCGCCAGTGAGTACGAGTTGATGTTGGCTAAGCTAGGCCGTGACAAAAATCAGCTAAGTAAGATCAAGTCCACGATTGCCAAGGCAGAAAAAAAGCGAGAGTTACTGCCCGACTATGAAGCCTATGTTGATGGCGTTCTGATCTCAGATGCAGGTGTAAAAGACGATTGCTTAACCACAATTATGTTGTGGAACATCGACTGTCTAAACTTTGATCGAGGCATGGAAATTGCCGAGTACTGCATCAAGCACAAATTGGGAATGCCGGAGAACTTCTCGCGCAACCTTGTGACTACCGTTACCGAGCAGATAGCAGAGGAATCGATGAAAAATTCCGAATTCGATGCAATGAGCACTCTAACTCACCTTGACAACTTAACGGCTGAACACGACATGGTTGACGAAGTCCGAGCAAAATTGTTCAAGGCTATTGGCCTTCGATACATCGATGATAATGCAAAACTTGCGTTGCAATATTTGACCAAAGCACTCGAATTCAATGAAAAATCAGGCGTTAAAACCTTGATAAAAAAACTATCGAAATCACTAGAAACCGAATAACAACTTCCTGCGCCATGGGGACGGCGGTTTTGCCTAAGTCTGGCTAGACCAAAACAAACGGCAAAAACCGCCCGACCCCCCATAACGAGAACTTAAAACATGTCACAAACATCGTTCATCTCAACCGCTTCAGCAAAGAGCAACAACGACGATGAGATTCTTGGTGATCAATGGTTTCCCGCGGTTTCAAAATCTGAATTTGAACGCGTTTATAGAATCACAGGGAGTGTACAGTTCGAACGGCAATTACACTATTTACAGCAGGCCTTACACGAAGTCTGTATTGAATTGCAGACTCTGAAGACCGATAACGTAGATGTTTCGAGTTTCTACGACATAGAAACCACATACATAGGTGATACGACGGCGAATGAACTGGATTTTAAAACAGCGGTCTACGCTCTGGCTAAATCTAAATCGAGTGAGCAATATCGTGATTTCGACACCACTGCAAGTGGTCACGATCGTGCTGACAGCGTTGACCAAAGTGTAGACAAATTTCTTCGCCAATCGCGCGAAGCCATTCGTCGCTTACTCGGTAAATCAAGAATTTCGGTAGCGCTGATATGAGTACCCACGTTACTACAAAAGCCAACGAAACCTTAGATAGTGTCGCTTGGCGAACGCTCGGCAATACCAACGCTTTGACGGAGCTAATGTTGATCAATCCTCATATAAATAGCGTCGAACCAGTTCTACCGGTTGGAACACGTGTTGCCGTTCCGCAAGCGCGTCACCAAACGTCTCAAGTAAAACAACTTATTCAACTATATGACTAAGACCTTATGTTTAGATTTAGCAAACGAAGTATAAAAAACTTAGACGGCGTCCATTGGGCTTTAAAAATGGTTGCCTCTCGGGCACTGGAGATTTCAACAGTCGACTTCGTCGTGATTGAAGGAGTGCGAAATCAACGACGCCAAAAGCGCCTGGTCGAAACCGGCGCCTCTAGCACCATGGATTCGCGCCATCTAACCGGCCATGCCATTGATGTGGCAGCGTGGGTCGGTGGAGAAATAAGTTGGGCATGGCCGCACTATTTCCTTATTGCCAAGGCATTCAAACAAGCGGCAAAGGAACTTGAAATCGACATCGTTTGGGGCGGTGACTGGAAATCATTCATCGACGGCCCGCATTACGAATTGTGTCGTAAATCTTACCCAAAAGCCGCCAACGATTCAGGCCCTACTAAGATTGACGTAAAGACCAAGTCGCAAACAACGCGTAAACCCGCTAAACGAAAAACCAAGAAGAAAACCGCGACCACGGAGGTTTAGATGACTATTGACCCACTCAGCAGCATTCTAGATATCGGCAAGATGGCAATAGAGCGCATTTGGCCGGACGCTAACAAGAGAGCTGAACAATTGCAGCGTTTACAAGAACTAAAGCAGGCAGGCAACGTCGCAGAGTTAAACGCACATGTAAAACTCATGGTTGCACAAATGGAAGTTAACAAAGCCGAAGCCGGTCACGCATCTATTTTTGTGGCCGGTTGGCGTCCATTTATTGGCTGGGTCGGCGGCAGTGCTATGGCGTATCAATTTATCGTGTACCCCTTGCTTACTTGGTTATGGACCAGCTTGATTGCTGCCGGAATTATTGCGGCTGGCACGTCGTATCCACCCGTTATGGACACCGGCGCCCTTTTTACCGTTGTAACCGGCATGTTGGGCGTCGGCGCGATGCGCTCTTTCGATAAGAAGAATAAAGTAGATACAAAGGGAATTTCTTAAATGACCGTCGAGTTAAAAAATTCATTAGCTAAACTGTTTTCGCCAAGTTTACTTACTATTTGCATGGCTCTACTTACTTATTTGGCAATTGACGCTATTGGCCGGTTAAAAGAAGTTGAAAAAAGCGGTCAAACAAAAACGGTTCTTCTTGGTGAAACAGCCGTGATCTTAAAGTCGATTCATGCCCGTTTGGATAAACTTGAATCGGGCCAAGACAAGCTTCGAGAGTTCCATATGGAAACACCATAGGAAAAACCATGGCGCTGATCTTTAACCAATTCACGTTTCAAATCAATTCAGATACCAATTCGGTTTACGACTTTGACGACCTCGACGCATTTGATGAATTCTCGATATATAAATCAGGAAAAATGTACGTCGTTAATCGTGAGATTTATTTTACGCTGGGGTCACTGAACCTGAAAAACGATGTTGGCTATTTCTCGCAAAGAGTCTTTGCCGATGCATCCAGCACCGGTGCCATCAATCTAGGTGAAAAATTATTAGACGCAAACGGAAATCCGTATGGCGTGAACGGTTGCACAATCATTCTTGACAATACCGCCGACTATCAGGGCTATGCCATCGATCAGGCTGGCACAATTCAAGAAAACGCCAGCTTCAACCTGTACGGCTGTCATATCATCAGCTTCGGCAATGGCATTGCCAATACGCTCTGTGTCAGCGAGGCAATAGATTGCACCTTCACCGAGATGTCGCCGAACACGTTCGATTTCTCAGTGTTATTGCAAAAAGGCGGTGCCATGCACAACTGCACATTTGAACAATTGTCACATTTGTCACTTATTTCTCAAGACTGTGAACTCTTTAATCTGGAGTTTATAAACTGCAACAAAACCATTGTGTCTGACTTATCCGCTGGCGAATTGTCGCTTAACGGTATTTTGTCTAAAGAATCGGTTAGTAACGACTATACGATTTCAAATGACGTCGACACAAGCCTTAGATTTGTGAATAGCAACATTGATCTTAGCCGAACCGACTTAGGCGGTACGCTTAATAAGCGAATTAAGGGAATCTCAGTCAATATTCAACTTCGCGACTCTTCTGGCCCTGTTGAGGGGGCTAAGTTTTCGCTTAACAGTTTAGCGCCTGGTAACAATACCAACACGTCGTTTTTAGAAATATCCGACATTAATGGCGTTTTGCCACAAATGATCGCCGACACGCAATCTAGCGCCGGTGCTGACCCACTTGCAGTGCTTGATCATTCTGAATATTTCCTACAAATAACGTCTTTCGATCACAGCCCGTACGTAGTGAAAATGTACTTGGGTGACGAAATCGGTAACGGCACGCTAGAGCCTCAAACACTAGCGTTGCGCGAAGATAATTTAATTACCGACACCAAGGCCAACGCTGAAGCGCTAAGCAGTATTGATAATGCCGAACAAGCGTACAATCGGTGGAAGGCTGAAAGCTTTAACAGCGCCACGCCTTTGCCCATTATCAGCCGTGTCGATAACTTACTCAACACCTTTGGCGCGGCTGTAATTCTGGACCCCGACGCCAATCAAGTGTTTCATTTCGACGGCACCAGCTTCATTTTTAGAACAGCGCAGTTTTCAGGTTCTATAACTGGCGAAGTCACGCTTAATAACGGCGCCGAAATTGTCGATGGCAATTCGTCTACGGACGTGCGCCATAACATTTCTGGCAAATTACTTCACCTCCCCTACTTAGAAGTCGGCTAAACCAAACAACCCAAACCAAGAGAAACATCATGTCAAAAGAAACAGTTATTCACGGCAAAGCCACGCACACCATTGCGTTAAACACGCGCGCCACATTGGGCGGCCAATTTATTGAGCCTGATTCGGCGCCAGTAGTGACCAACGTACACGTTAATGGGTCAAACCGTAGTCTTAAGTATTGACGCACAAGGCACCGACAAGCCGAGTTTAGAAGCGCAATAGGCACGGAAATAGCATGAAATGTTACAACCATCAGCGTCGATCAGCCTCGGGATTATGTAAGCACTGCAACAAGGCACTTTGCGAAATATGTTCAACGCTAGTTAATGGTGTTGTCAGTTGTAAAGGGCCGTGTGCGCAACAGATTCAAGCGTTAGACAAGGTTCAGAAAATGGTTCCCTTCACACCAAACACTCGAATTATCTAAACAGCTTACATTGTTAATCGTGAAAAAAAATTGTCCCATCGTATCGCCGTACTCTCGGCAAACGTTTACCATGTCTGTTGGCGGTGCGATGTGGGCAGCCTTGTATTTGGCGACCCTCTGGCGCGCGAGTGTTAACCCTTGTCGCACCGCTCTAGGCACAAAAATCAATGCGTTTCTGGTGAATCTTATTGGTGTTCCTCTCGGTGATTTAATTTCGTGCGCGAGAGATGCGCGTAACATTTACTTGACTTCAACTAAAGGTTTACTTAAGGTAAAAAACATCAACGCAAAATCGTTGGTCGGGATTAGTCACCCGTTTTACCCAGAGCGCAAGCGCGCTCACTCGAAGCTCGCTTTTTTTGTGTCTGCTATATTTCTCTTATGGTGGTGCGGTATGGGCGACCTTCGGGTCGGCCGTTCTCTGGGCGGTATGACTAACCTGTATCGTGCCATCACCAGAAAATTAGTCATTTCTTTTGATGGCCTCTATAACGTTTTAACCAGAGGTATCACCCATGTCACTTAAAGACAATGCTATCGCGCATATCTGCGCGCAAAACCCAACCATGGCCGAAGACATTCGCGCTAATTTCAAGGTTATTTCTGACACCGCTGCTCGCTTGCACACGCTATCAAGGTTTTCTACCGGCAGCCCCGACGAACACGCACCGGAAGATTACGAAAAAATGCTAGAAATGTTGCGAGATGATTGTTGGAAAATGGCCGACCATGTCGATGCTATCAAAACTAATATCGAGGTAGCAGCCACCATTGTCGAGTATCAAACTCAGTTGAGCTTAGAACATCTGCAAACGGCTAAATGATCTTTAGAGACACACTTTTAACCAAACTCGGTCAACTGTTGCTAAACGTGCATCAGTTGACCGGCACGGTCTATCGAAATGGCGTACTCACCACGCTAGCGGTTGATATCGAAAACCTGAATACCGGTGTTTACAGTTATTCATTCGAATTGCCAAGCGACTGGCTAGCACCTGACCAAGTAAGCGTGCATTTCGAGTATGTAATGAACAACTTTCCGCCTGTGACCACTAAAATTCGCCTTGGCACCGTGAGCGATGTTGCTGCCATTATCGCTAGCCCTGAAGTCAGTACGCAAATTTCGGCGTCGTTGGTAGAGGCAACACAAGAAGAATTGCACAAGCTTGCCACCGAAATTGCCGCCAATAGTCTTGCGGCACTGGCTGAAATGGCACCAGAAACGCGGGCCAGCGTAGCTAAAAAGCTAACGGCGTCGGGCCATATCGCAAAAATAACCGGAGTAAAAACACTATGAGCGTCAGCGTTTACCAAGGCGACACCGTAGAGCTTGAATACACCATTGATAATCGCGATATGAATGAAAACTGGTCGTGTTTAGTTCAGGTTAGAGCAGGCCTAGGTAAGCCAGTGCAGCATGAACAGTCACTAGACTTGAACTTACTAAACACGCACTTTGTCGGTTTAATGCCCACCAGTGATCTTGCTGTTGGTTCATACGCCGTGTATGCCCAATTAGACAATGCACTGACCGGCGAAAGCTGCGAAATACACGACCGCTTAATTATTCGGCATCAAGGCGTTACACCGTCGAATTAAGTTATGCAAAAGCTTATTCACTTACGTCAATATTTGCTTAATAAGCAACACCTTGGTTTGGCAGCCGACACACTGCATAGCTTTGTAGATGAAACCAGTAAAGTGGTTAGTAATAATTTCGCCCCAACTGCAGGTGAACTCGGCGCGAATATTGGCGTCAACACTCCCGACGTTAATGATAATTTCATTATCGACTACGTGGCAACGTTGATTGTTACCGATTACGACAGCGATTTTAATCTATTGGCTTTTGAGGTAATCCAATGGCTAAATCAATACGAGCCTAGACGAACAGATGAAGCGTTTACCTTCAAGGCCGACATTCTGAACGCGAAAGCCGCAGACGTTGAGATAAGTATAAAGCTTAAAGAAGTTATTAAAGTTAACAAGGTACCCACCGGCATTGAACTGAAATCATGCGTTAACGAGCGCCAAAGCTTGTGAGCGACATAACCTTAGATCAAAGTGACCTCAATACTCACGTTAATGCGGTAATGTCATCGTTATCGCGCGGCCAACAGGCGGTGCTTGCTAGAAAAATATCCAGAGCGTTGATTAACCAAACCAAGGAAGATCACAAGTCGCAACGAAACCCCGACGGCAGTAAATGGCAGGCTAGAAAACAGCAGACTGGAAAACCTAGAAACCGACGAAAAATGTATGTTCGCATGCGCTTGGCAAAACACTTAAAAATTCGGAACCAACGAGGTCAAGCAATTATTGGCTGGCGTGGTCCCGTTGCTAGAGTCGCTAGAATCAGTCAACACGGTTTAAAAGATCGCAACAACCATGACGCAAAATATCCAGAAAGGCGTCTGATTGGGATTAATGCTGATACAACAAATACGATCAACCAGGTTATAAACGATTTCATTAGCGGTGAAGGCGATTAGCGACCAAAAAATTAACGGTGTGATACGCTAGCTATCCACACCAAAATACCATGACAGTATGAATGCCGGTGTGCATCATTCTTTCATGCAGGCTTCAGCACAAATCACTCTTTCTGATCTCGCCAGACGACTTGAAAACGTCGTAAAAATTGGCGTTATTCAAGAAGTCAATCTAATCGATCGAACCTTACGTGTACAACTTGGCGACGTGGTAACGAATTGGTTGCCAATGCCTGGTGAAGTCACACAAAATTACGTGAGGTGGCGACCTCTTAAAACCGGCACACAAGTGGTTGTGTTCTGCGAGTCTGGGGATTTTAATAACGCGGTGATTGGGCAAATTCTATACACCGAAAGCACTTTGGTACCGAGTAACAGCCCGACTGAAGATGTCATTGAGTTCTCAGACGGTGCGTTACTACGCTACGACACGTCAAAAAGCGAGTTGACAGCAGCTTTGCCGGTTGATGCAAAAATCGACGTATCGGCGCCTCAAGGTGACATTAAAGTAAGCGCCGATCAGGGCGACATTAAAGTGTCAGCCGACAATGGAAAAGTTGACGTTCAAGCCGTTAATGGTGAAATCAATTTACTTACTGCTAGTGGGTCGATCAACGCAACTTGTCTCTCAGGCTTTGATATTACCGGCAATGTCACTGTAACAGGCAATATATTAGCGACCGGCGACGTGGCAGGATTATCGGTCAGGGATGTTGTACGTTCTATGTCATCAGACAGAGCGATCTATAACGCTCATACCCATACAGCAAACGGCGCTGCACCGCCAACACCACAACAATGATCAGTAAAACCACAGGTGCGCTAATTAGCCGCGACGAACATATTCGCCAGAGTATTTCCACAATCTTGTTTACCGTTATAGGCACACGCATTCAACGTCGAGATTTTGGCTCGTACCTGTTTGACCTTATTGACGCGCCGACAACCTTGCGAACTCAACAAGTGCTGATCGCCGTAATCGCCGATGCAATTGTACGCTGGGAACCGCGCATTAGAATGAGCGGCACCACCGTTCAAGTGAATACCGATGGTACGGCAACCATCACCACCTATACGGCGTTGAATAACGAAATATCAGTGACCCAACCGTTGACCAATCGAGTGGCCTAATGACAAATATTAAACTGCCGCCACCGGACAATCTACAGCCGCTAGAATTTGAACAGTTATTGTCTGATCTAAAAGCAGATACGCTGGCCAATCTACCAAACGAGCAAAGCACAATCGACCTTGAATCTGATCCAATAAATGAACTACTTCAAGCATTTGCTTATCGAATTGTTGTTGAACGAAACAGCGCCAACGGACAAGCGCAGTCAATTATGTTAGCCACTGCTCGTGGGCCACAATTAGACCAACTTGGTGAGCTGCCATTTTTTGATACACAACGACAAGTATTGGTTGCTGCCGACCCTCTGACCTTCCCCCCAACCGAAGAAGTTCTTGAAGCTGACAACGATTATAGAGAGCGATTAAGGTTGAGTTTGCATGGCTTGAGTGTCGCTGGCCCTGCCAACGCCTATCGTTTTCATGCATTGACCGCACACCCTGACGTGCTCGACGTGTCAGTTGATCAGCCCCGTTTTGAACGAGATGAAACAGCTTATGCAGGGCTACCGGCCAACGCGTTTGTTCTAATTCCAATCTACAGCGCTGAGTTAACGGACCCAAGCCCAAACGACGTGGCCGTCACCATCATGACACGGGCCGACGATGAAGCCGAAAACAATCTAATTCTGAACGCCGTGAGCGAAGCGCTTAGCGGTGAAGACGTGCGGCCGATTTCGGATAACCCGCGTGTGCGATTAGTCAGCCTGATTAACGTTGACATCAACGCGACGTTGTATCTATACGGGGGTAATGACCAAGATCAAGTATTAGCCGATGCCGAAGCGAATCTAAATAGTCGTTTGTCTTCTCTTCAACGCATTGGTAACGACTTAACGTTAAGCGCTATTCATTCGGGATTACACATAGACGGTGTTCAACGAGTCGACATTGCGAGCCCCGTTGACAACGTCGTCGTTGCACCGCATCAATCGTTCACGGTGACGATAAATCTAACTTATGGCGGAGTTGATCAATAATGCAATCAGTTCTCCCCAGCTCAGCGTCACCGTTGCAAGTTGCTATTGACTTAGCCATTGGCAGCGCGCTAAGCCGCCTCGATCTTAACTCTATTTTTGACCATTGGAACCCAATAAAGGCGAGGGAACCATTGTTAATTTATCTGGCGTGGGCTCTAAACGTTGACCATTGGGATGCCGATTACCCAGAGTCATTTAAGCGCGAAATTTTAGCCAGTACCGTGGTACAGCATCATCGCAAAGGCACACCAGGCAGCTTACGTCGATTTTTGGAAATATTTGGCATCACAGAATACGATCTAATTGAAGGCTTCGAACAAGGAAATGTACCGCCAGGTGTAAAGATCGTCATAAACCAACCGTTATCGAATTTAACCGCCAGTTTAGTGCTTGACCAAATTCATCGATACTTACCTGCTCGGTCATATTTGAGCTCTATTGATTTTAGCCAATCGACACACAGCTATGACGGCGCGATCGATTACGACAACGAATTTAATTATGGTGTAATCGCTAATGGGTAACCTAACCGAAGACAAAAACCCATCTGCATTCGTCGAAGATTTAACGCAGATCGAAACGCCTGACCCAGTTCTAGGCGGTGACAACGGGCCGCCAAATATACCGAATCGCGAGCTTGGACAGCGTACTTGGTGGCTAAAAAATGCATATGACTTGTTGTCCGGTTTATTCTCTGCGCATGCCAACAGCAGTGATAACCCGCACCAGGTAAACAAAGACGACGTTGGTTTGTCCGATATACCAAACGCCGTATCAAATTCCGTCTCTCTTGATTCACCTAATTCTCTGGGCACCAGCCGAGCGATAAAACTTGCTTATGATAAAGCGGTCGAAGCACTAAATGCAGCCACAGCGGCGGCTACGGCGGCGGCGGGGTCTATAACTGAAGCCACTGCCAATACTCTATTCGTTAAACGCTCTGAAGTAAGTGGGTCAGTAACATCTACGAGTACCACCAACGTTGGCAGCAGCTTAGCGGTTAAAACAGCATTTGATAAAGCCCAAGAAGCTTTGAATGCCGCGCTCAATAGCTTAAACGTCACGGCGGGCGATCTACGCTGGGTAGCCAAAAACGATGTACAAGACAGTGTTACAGACGACAGTCAAACTAAGGTGGCCAGTAGTCGCGCCGCAAAAACCGCCAACGACAAAGCGCTTGAAGCCTTAGACGTCGCTAACGGCAAGATTACGCTAGCCACGGCCGACGGTCGATATATTAGATTAAGCAGTATTAGCAGTTCCGTGTCGTCAAGTAGTACGTCGGACGTTGCCAATAGCGCCGCTGTTAAGGCCGCCTATGAAAAAGCAATAGCCGCAACCTTTCCCTCTGGAACGCGACTGTTATTTGTTCAATCCTTTGCGCCAGTCGGCTGGACCAAAGTCACCACCCACAACAACAAGGCCTTGCGCATTGTCAGCGGTAATGGTGGTGGTTCTGGTGGCTCTCGTTCGTTTACCGACGCACTCAAATCACAAACAATTTCGGGCAACACCGGATACACCGCAGCGGGCGGATCGGTGACGGTTAATAACCATACTTTGAGCGAGGCGCAAATGCCACACCACGCTCACGGCTATGGAACAAATACTGTTAATGCGCAAAATGTACCAGGTTCGGTTCACTCCGCAGGCCATTCGACCTTCTTTAACACCTCAGGCAAAGGCGGCACCCAAGGACATAACCACACCGCCAGTTTTCGCGGTAGTACTCACCGTCATACGTTTAGCACCACGCTAAATATGTCCGTTCAATACGTCGACGCCATAATTTGTCAAAAGGACTAATCCATGAACCGAAAAACCTGCCCATTTCATAACGAACCCTGTCATGGCGATGACTGCGCGCTGTTTACCAGTGTTCGTGGTGAAGACCCCAACACCGGGGTCGAGATTGACGAAAAACGATGTGCTATCTCATTCCTACCAATGCTCTTGATTGAAACCGCTAAGGCGCAATACCAAACAGGTGCCGCAGTTGAATCGACCCGTAATATCTTTGCCAGTGCCTTGAAAAATACAGGCGGCATTGAGGATCAAAGCTAGCCATGAATACCCTAAAGATATTAGTCCAAGACAAACTGATCATGGTCGATGGTGTGGCTATGCATTTCAACCTTGATGACCTGATAGACGCTGATATTTGGGCGGTCAGCTTCGATAATGACAAAGGTGAAGTTGAGTACATCGACCCAGAGCGGGAGAACGAAACCATTAATCACGTCGGCCCGTATCAAGAAATTATTGACCGACATGCCAGTGCTTACCAAGCCATGCAAGCGCAACAAGCCGAGATAGAGGCCAGTAATCAAGCCGAAGCCGCCGCGCTGCAACTTAAGCTTGACGGTTTTGACTACAAGGGCACTGCGGTGAGTTTTACCGAGCCAGACCGGCGAACGGTGGCCGAAGCCAATGCCGCTTTTGATAAACAGACACCGGCTGGAGATTTCTATTTAGCCGACGGTGTTTTATTGCGCATGAAATTTCAGAACGGCAATGAAATACGTGTTGATCGAATTGAGTTTGACAACGAGTTCTTCCCCCAATTCTTCGCGCGCGCAAGCGCTGATTTTCTTTAACCAAAGGTAAACAAAAATGAATATCAAACAAATTCTATCTGCACCAAATTTCGTACTCACAATTTGCATCGTGATTATGCTGACGTTATCTGGCTGCGCAAATTCTTCAAAGCTAAAAACCGATTTCGCAAAAGAAGTGATCGAATTAGATCAAGACTTTCTGAATGGTTTCGTCGGAGCGCTAAAAGACTCCAACGCAAACAACATCCTAAAAATAGAAGCGTTCAAAGACAAACCGATCACCATCAACGCCAAATCATTTGAAGTCAACATACCTATCGATTTGGTGGCGATTTTTAATAGTCAAGCGTTTCGTAGAGATTACGGTGCGCTATTCCCAAAAACAACCAACGGCTGGGACGCTTATATCGCAACGCTGGAAAGCGCTGAACGGATAGCCAGTGAACCGGTGCCTTGGTTGTCAACTGCCCTCAGAAGCGTAGCCAACAGACCGAGCTTCGAAATTAACGGCAATGCCAACGCCGTTGCAGGCAACGACACCTCTAGAGCCGATGTGATCGACAGCAACAATCAAACTGACAGTTCAGACAATTCAGACAATTCGACTATTGCCCCTGCGGCGGTTGAGGCGGACGCACCACCAGAACAATAGAAGCATGAAATTAGACATCATTCATAACGGCGACACGGTTAGAGTTAAAACAAGTTTCGAGCTAGCCGGTGTACGGGTTATTAAAGGCTTTAGTTCAAATGGCCTTAGCGTGCCTCGACCGCTTCGGTTTATTGCCAGTCCTTTCGGCAGATATTTGGCGGCCGCGCTAGTGCACGACGCTATGTATCGTTGTTCAAACACATCTAACACGATTGCTCGTAACCATTTCAAACTAGCTCTCTATCAACTGGGCGCCTCTCGATTAATGGTTTTCACCCTTGTCACAGGTGTAATGGTTGGCGAGCACTGGTGTCGTTTTAAATCCCTATTTACCTAATCATGAACATTACTAAACCAAAAAAACGGAGACTAACATGACCGATTTTCATCATGGTGTACGCGTTGCCGAAGTCAACGACGGTGCCCGCCCTATTCGCGCTATTTCCACCGCCATAATCGGTGTTGTAGTAACCGCTCCTAACGCGGACCCCGACATTTTTCCTGTTAATAAACTGGTTCAAATCACCAATGTTCAAACCGCATTGGGCCAGATTGGTGAAACTGGTACCGGCGCGCGCGTGTTAGAAGCCATTAAAGATCACGGCAGCCCATTAATTCATCTTGTAGTTGTGCCTGAAGGCGCTACGACCGAGGAAACCACAGTCAATGTTATAGGCAGTAATGAAAACGGAGTACGCACCGGCTTGCAGGCCCTAAGGACAGCAAAACAAAAATTCGGTAATCAACCTAAGATATTGGGCGTACCCGAGCTTGACACCTTGGCAGTAACCGTGGAGTTGGCAGGAATAGCCGCTCAAACCAAAGCATTTGCGTACGCTGTGGCTCGTAAAGAAGATGGCAGTGTAGCGGATACCGTCGCCGAAGCGGTCGCGTATCGCAATAATTTCGGTAACCGTGAGCTTATGATACTGCACCCAGAATTCTTAACGCTTGACACCGCAGGCAATGAACGGCCCGAATCATCGGTTGCTCGAGCGCTTGGCTTACGCGCTTTAATAGATGAGCAATCAGGTTGGCACAAAACCTTATCTAACGTACCGGTTCAAGGTGTGACGGGTATCAGCAAATCAATTTCTTGGGAACTGCAAGACCCTTCAACCGACGCGGGCGTTTTAAATGAGTCAGAAGTAACCACACTGATTAACGAAGATGGGTTTCGCTTTTGGGGTTCACGCACTTGCAGCTCTGACCCCCTATTCGCATTTGAGAGCGACACACGAACAGCTCAGGTTATTGCCGACACCTTGGCACGAGCCCACCTGTTTGCGGTTGACAAGCCCTTATATGCCAGTTTGCCCAGAGATATCGTTGAAGGTCTAAATGCCAAAGGCCGTGAATTGGTTGGCTCCGGATATCTTCTGGGTTTTAACGCATGGATCGATGAAACAGCAAATACCAAGGAGTCACTTGGTGACGGCAAGCTATACATTGATTTTGAATACACCGCAGTGCCACCACTTGAACAGCTTAACTTAAGGCAACGTGTATCTGATCGATTCTTAGTAGAGCTATCACAGCAAGTCGCCTAACAGAGCGCTTTTTAGAGTAACCAATCACTTGAACTGGGGTGCTACCTGCACCCCCAATGGAGAAAATTATGATTCCTCACGTATTAAGAGACTTCAATACTTATTTTGAAGGTAATAACTGGATAGGCCTTGCGAGCGAGATTCAATTACCAACGCTAACAAAAAAAATGGAAGACCTTTACTTAGGTAGTGGCGCGGTAAAGATTGCAATGGGCAACGAACCGCTTGAGGCGACTGTGACGCTCGATGGTGTTTCTAGAGAAGCGTTGAACGCCTACGGCGATTGTAGCGTGTCAGGGTTAGCATTGCGTTTCGCTGGCGCTCATGAACGGCAAGACGCCGGTTGTGAAACCCTAAGCGTTGAATCAATTATGCGCGGGCGTATCGAAGAGTTGAGTATGGGCGACGCCAAGCGAGGCGATAAGCATCAATTTAAATTTAAGTTCGCCCTTGCCTACTACAAGTTACTAATTGACGGTCAAGATGTTATCGAGATTGACCACGTCAATTACAAAGAGAATGTTGGCGGTGTTGACCGGCTGGCGCGAACCCGTGCTGCTATCGGCATTTAATCAGATCCATCATAGTCATATATAACTATTCTGCAGCACAGTTGTTTATGACTATGTCGGCCACAATAGACAGTTTTATCTATGGCTGACGGAATCAACTAACCCCTTGAACGGAAAATAAAATGGCAAACGTAATCGAAAAAGTAACGCTGAAAAACCCTATTGGCAAGGGCGATAAAAAAATCACGCAACTGGAAATCAGAAAGCCTCAGGCGGGAGAATTGCGCGGCATCGCAATGACTGACGTCTATCGAATGGATGTTGAAGCGTACGACGTTCTACTACCAAGAATCGCCACACCAACCTTAAACAAGAATCAGATCGGTGAAATGTCGTTTGAAGATATTAGCGAAATCATGGGTAAGGTGGTCGGTTTTTTGGAGACATCGGCCTAACGGTCGATGTACATCATGCTTGGATTGAAATCAATCTGGCGTTCAACGGGGGTTGGCCGCCAAGCGAAATGACCAATATGCCGTGTGATGAATTAGTAGTGTGGCACAAAAAAGCCGTTTCAATCCTTGAGTCAAAATCTGAATCGTAACGCCGGATTTAGCCAAATAAAGACTTGGCAATAATAGATACGCCACCGAACAACATCAGCATGAACCCTGCAATTACGCAGCCAACGCCTAAAAAAACAACTAGAGAAATAACCAAATTCATAATCAAACGATACTATGAGTAATAACCTAAGTCTAGTTGTCAACTTTTCGGCGATCGATAAGCTAACCAAACCCTATCGCAATGTAATAAAAACCAACGCTCAGTTTTCTAAAGGCGTAATTAAATCGGCCAGTGAACTCGATAAACTTAATAAGGTTCAACGTAAGCTAGGCGCGTATAAGACCCTTGAAAAGCGCCTAGGTCGCAGCGCGACAAAGGCTGATAAATACCGTAATGAACTGCGTGAATTAGGTTCTCAGATTAAGCAAACCGAGCGACCAACCAAGACACTAACCAGTGCGTTTGACCGTAAGCAGCGGCAACTAAACCAATTAATTAAGAAAAACAAAGCGTACACGCGAGACTTACGGTCGAGTCGCGCAGAGTTAACTAAGTTCGGCATAAACACGCGCAAAGCTGGCAACGAACAAGACCGCTTAAAAACCAGAATCAATGGCGCGAGCAAAGCATTAGAAAGGCAAGTTAAAAGTCAGGCTCGACTCCAAAGGTTAAAAAATAAGGCCAAGGTTGGCGTCGCCGTCGCAGCAGGTACCGCCGTGGCCTTGCGTAGTAGCGCATCTTCGTTTAGCAATAAAGAGGATGCCGAAGCCGATCTAAAAACCGCCCTATTAAACAAATCCGGTGAGCTGCCGGCTGAATTAGCAAAGATAACCAAGCAAGCTAAATTGCTGGGCAATAAACTACCAGGTGAAACCGCCGATTTCATCAACGTTGCTCGAACACTGTCAGAACAAGGTGTAAGCGCTGATCTTATCTCCAAAGGCGGCTTGAAGTCCGCCAGCGAATTAGCAGTTGTATTAAAAATTGTTCCCGAAGAAGCGGCCAAACTCACGGCCAAAGCCAAAGAAGCATTTGGTCTTGCCGCCGGTGAACTTGATCGAATGGCAGACTTAACGCAGCGCGCAAAGTTCGCTTTTGGTTTAACGCCAGACGAACTCGGGGAAGCCAATAAATACGTAGCGCCGACACTGAATGCATTAAAGCTGACTGGTATCGAGAATGCGTTAAAAGTACTCGCGGTTGAGGGGTTGGCAGCGCAGAAAGGCTTAGAGGGTTCAAGTTTTGGAACCTCAATGGCGCGCTTCCTAGATGGTTCCACGTCGTTTTCATCCGACATACACAAGAAAGCAAGAGCGCCAGAATTGGTGGCACTGAAAAGTAAGGGGCTAAATTTTGATTTCTTTGGTGGCGACGGTAAATTTAAAGGCATAGAACACGCAATAAAACTCACTGAATCGTGGAAAAAGTCATTAACCGACCAACAGTTTGCGAATCTGATCGACAAAATGTTCGGACAACAAGGAAAGCGAATAGCTGAAATTCTCGCAAGTTCTGGCACCAGCGGTTTTAATACCGCCAAGAAAGCTTTAGAAGATCAAGCCAGTATACAACAGCGTATTGGTGTTCAAATGAGCACCCTCACGGCAAAGAGTGAATCCACGTTCGGCTCTCTCTCAAACCTCGCGGCAACGTTATTCGAACCAATATCACAGCCGCTAAAAAATGCCTTAGATTGGACTAACCAAATGATTGGTAAAACGGATGAATGGCTAAGTCGAGACAATAAACTAGGCAAATATTCCGCATCATTACTAGCGATTGCAGGTGCTGCAAAAGTATCTTCATTGGGTACTCAGGCGGTACTAGGAACCGCTAACTTGGTCGCGCCAACGGCGACGCTCGCCATAATTACACGTCTAAAGGCCACACGCATATTCGCGTGGATTACAAAACTTAAAGGCGCTTTTGGGTTTCTTGGTCGTGGCATCGGCATCGCTTTACGGTTACTACCATTGCTGATTGCACCTACCGCAGCGTTAGCAATAGCCACCGCTGGGTTAGCGTTTGCTGTCTATAAAAATTACGACAAGATCAAGCTTGCAGTGACTGACGCTATCGAGTTCATAATGAACAAAATAGGCGTCGGGGTCGAATACTTAAAATCGACTAAACAACGATGGGTTCAAGGCGGCAAAGACATGATTTTGGGCTTGGTCGACGGCATAAAATCACAAGCCATTCACTTGAAAAACACCATTTCAGAAATGGCGCTGAAGCCAGTAAAGAGATTTAAAAGCTTGTTAGGGATTAACTCGCCCTCCAGAGTATACGCGCAGCTTGGCGGCCACATAAGCGAAGGCGTTGCCGTAGGTGTTAAACATAAAGCGCCAAGCGCGGCTAATTCAGTGATTCAGTTAGGTAAAAATCTACCTAGGAAATTACCCGCTTACGCCGTGGCTGCGGCCATTTCAACCGCTCCAACACTAGCGGCCGCAAGCTCAAGCAAAGCGAACCAAGAAGTGTTTGCCCCTCAAATAACCATCAACATTAATGGCGGTGATACGAGTCAATCTCAATCTATTGCAGCTGCGGTGCGTGTCGAGATTGAAAAAGCGATGCGCGACGCTAGACACAAATACAACACGAGGTTATACGATTAATGATTATGTCACTAGGCCTGTTCGTGTTCGGATACGACGGCACACCCTTGCAAGAAATCTCTAGAACCGACTCACAACGTTGGGCTGAAAACCCCAGATTAGGGCAACGACCCGCGCATCAGCACGTTGGCAAAGGCGCCGACAATGTGACTTTAAAGGGCCAGTTGTACCCAGAACACACAAACGGTGAACTAAGTTTAGACATATTGCGATCGATGAAAAATTTGGGCGGTCAGTATTTGCTTATTACTGGGTATGGACGAATTGTGGGGTCATTTTTTATCGTCAGTTTGACTGAGACACAAAGCGCATTCTTAGACACTGGCGAAGCACGAAAAATAGATTTTAGTCTAGAACTTCAACGCGGTGACGATGAGCGCATTGACCAATTCGGTGACCTCTTAGGATTTGCAGGAGTAGCAACACAATCGGTGTTGTCTAGAATATAGGAATGAGTCCCGATTACGAGATAATCATCAATGGAGCGAGCGTTTCTAAATCGATAAAGGAAACCAACCGGCTGATCGAATTGTCGATAGTAGATAAGCGAAATCTTGAGGCTGATCAATTAACTCTAAGACTGACTGACCACGACCAAGCATTTGCATTGCCGGACACTGGCGGCGAAATTGACGTTTCAATTGGGTTTAGTCAAGATGGATTCGCCGACAACCGCATCGTCAGCAATGCCTTAAATCAGATAGGTTTAGATAAGAGCAATTTGATAGCGGCTGGCATCGCTCCGACCCCATTAATTGAGATTGGGCTATGGCCTAAAGGCAAATTTATTGTCGACTCTATAGAATACTCAGGGTTGCCAAGTGAATTGACCATTCGTGCGAGCTCGGCTGATTTTAGAGAAAACCTGAAGAGTCCGCATAGCCAAAGTTACGATCAAGTCTCATTTATAGACGTGGCGAATTCAATTGCTGAACGCAACAATCTAAGGCCCTCGATATCGAACACAATAGCAGCCAAACACATTGAGCACGTCGATCAAACTAACGAATCAGACGCTAATTTTATTGCCCGACTGGCCAAGCAATATGGCGGTATCGCCTTGTTTAAAAACCAGCACCTAACCATTATAGATAGAGTTCAACCATTAAGTGCACAAGGGAAAAAACTCGACGATATTGACGTAGACATAAGTCAGGTTGAGAGCTTCACCTATGAATCGTCTGATCGAACCGGACGGTTCACCGGTGCCCGGGCATTTTGGATAGACAGCGCAACCGGTAATCGTATTCCGGAAATTTTCGGAGAGCTAGGCTACCTACAGACAATAAGAAATACTTTTTCGAATCAAATCGAAGCTCGGCACGCTGCCGAGTCAGCTTTCAAAGAAATAAAAACAGCGCAACAAACACTCGTTTTACGTATGGCCACCGGCCAACCGCGCTCTTTACCCAGCTCAACGGTGAATTTGACCAGATTTCACCCCGACCTGGTGAATAAGACGTGGCTTAGTACGCAAATCACCCACAATATTAGCGACACAGGCTACACCGGCACTATCGAATGCGAAGCAATT